AGTCATCTTCGGTTGCAACTGGTACATCTACCAATTTTCCCATAACATAAATATCATTTATAGTCACATTATCGTAATCTATGTATTGTTCATTTAAAGTTATTACTACATTATTTCCAACTTCTTTGACTGTATAGTTTCCTGGAATATGTAAACCAAATACTAATACTTCAAAATTATTAGGAGATGCTCCTTCGGTTCCATAATCTAATGTAACATTGTATATCGTTAATGTATTTGTATTATTGTCAAATTCATCAATCATTCTTTGATTATATCTTGCACTATTTTCTAATATCTCTTGATAAAAATCCGATATTTTTGTTTTGTTATTTACAATTTTAGTTGGATTTGGATTTGAACGTGTTTTAGATTGAAATTTGGTATTGGTTGGAATTTCAATATTTTGTAAACTTCCGGTCAAATCATTGTTAGTAAGATTATTAATATTAACCTTTGGAACAACTTTATTAAGTTTTCTTGTATTTGATGAAAATTGTTTAAGCATATTGTTCTATATCTCCTTTTATTTCAATATAATCATCATCATCCAAAGTGAATTCAAATCTACTCTTAATAAATTTAACTAATAAACCACTTCCACCTTCTTCAACTATATAATCCGTTCCACTTATTGCTTGTGTGTTAATATAAACTTGTAATCTATCTTGTGTAGTTCTATATTCAATTTCTATTAATATATCTACAAATCTCCAACCCGTAGCTTCAAAAATCCAATAAGTAGAATTTGTTAAATCTTTTGGAGTTAAAACGGCTTTACCAGGTTTTCTACTGATTTTTTGAGTTATATCTAATAAACTTCTTTTCATTATACAATATCAATAAATTTACCTATAATAGTAACTTCATCGGTACTGGTTACACTAAATCCTAAAGAACCTGTTAAGAATTGTAATGATAATGATGTACTATTTACAGACCCGGTAATGTGTGTATTCCAATAATATCTAACACCATTTATATATGTTTTAACATCATATTGATTTTCACTATAAGTTATTCCTGCTGTAACTACCGATGATAATTGTGGAGGTGCTTGTATTAATTTTATATCATTGAAAGATGCGGAGTTTGGTGTTGTTATTGAACCGGTCATACTATTATTTAAAGATAAGAAATCAATTAAATCTTTGTTATCGTAATATGGTGATGGTGTTGTTAATAAACCTTCCAATCTACCATTTCCAGTTACATCCACTTCGGTTGCAATTACTACTCTTTTTGTAGACATTGATTTTTTAATAGTATTTTCTCCGTCAAATTTCTCTGGAAGTAAATATGCTTTAACATTTAAAGTAAATTCAACTCTGTTAATTCTTTCAGTTCCATCTCCTACTTCATTTATTACATTATAATCTGAAACGGATGTTCTAAATTTAAAATGGTCTTTATCTCCCCAATATGATGATGCGTAATTTAATTGTTCTATAACTCCATTTAATTGTTCTGTAAAATTAGTCCAAACCATACACTCATAATTTAACTCAACATATTCTGGCATTGTTATATTATAAATTTCATATTTTGGTTTTACATTTGAACCTAACAAACTAAATCTATCGTATCTATTATCTTTTGAATATTTTGTAATACCTGAATAAGATACATGTCTATTTAACATTGGCATGGTTTCATCTTTTGCAATAGATGTTCTTCGTATCATCATAAGTGGCAATTGTATTTTACCCTTATTGTCTCTATAAACACCTTGTCTCCTTGCACCAACCCATCTTTCCGAATTACCATATATAACAGGAATTTTTAATACCTTTCCATTATCATCTAAAGGTGGTAAAACAGTATCTTCCAAATATGTCATCATCGCATAGTCAATATCAAACAGAGTTATACTTTGCTTTAAGTCTCCTTTTGTGGATTTGATTTGTTTGGCTCTATTTAAATCGGTTCTTAGTGGATTTGTAGACATAATTATTTTGCTCTTTCTTCAATGTTTAATGTAGATTTAGATACCATAAATGTTTCACAAACAATACTGAAATTATTATCAGGACTACCACCTATAAATTGAATTTCATTTGTATTGTCAATTTCATAATAAGATGTGTCAAAAAATATAACATCACCTATTTCTGGATATACATTTTTTTCCTCACACATTGCTCTATCTAATTTAAATGTTATATTTTGTTGCATTTCAGGACCAAATCCTTCATATACAACATCTTCTGGGTTTTTTGCATATAATGCGTATAATTCAACTCCTGGATTCCAAGTTTTATTTAAAGATTCACCATATATATTTACTTTTGTTTCACTCATATTAATTTTGAATAAAACAATTGTATTTTGTATAACATCGTCTACCAGTTCTCTGGCAAAACTTTTAAATAACTCTATATCTCTACCGATTGCAAATTTTGACATATTATCCTACATATAATTTTAATGGAACTTTTCTTAACATTTCTTGATGATGATTTGATTCATGTGTTTTATTTTCCATCACATTCTTTCTACTCATCTCTTCCAAATTTTCTCTTAATTGTTTTACCAATTCATCTTTCTCAACCTGTGCTTCTGCTCTTAATGCTGCACCATCTAAACTTATCTCACCATCTGGAATTGGAACTGTTGAATATTTTTCTCTGATTGCACCTAATAATTCTTTTGATAATGCCAATGTATATTTTCTAATCCATTGTTTACCTACATCATTTATATTTGAATACTGAATAAAGTCATATGGAATGTCGGAATAGTCGGAAAGTGAATCACTTTGAATTGTTTGTGAATCATGTTCAAATTCATCTCTACTCATATACTCAAAATACATCTTACTTAGAACTCCTGTTGGTAAAGGAAATATTTCTAATTTATTATCTACTATATTAAATGTAAATGTGGATTTTCTAATATGGTCATTGAATTCAATTTGTTGCATTCTTAAAACATCTTCATACAAAGGCATCATTAAGAATTGAGCTGCAGGAGAGAAATTTCCAAATCCCAACTCACTCATTAAATTTAAAGTTCCCTGTGCACCTACTGAATATGGGTCAAAGAAACGAGCTATTGCAGGAGTTGCTTCATAAAATACTTTTGTTACATCTATTGTAGAACTACCAGTATACATAGTTGAAAAAGATGCAGATGTAACAGAATCATATGCTTCCGTCATCAAATCATATTTTTGTTTTCCAACTGATAAGTTTATATATGCTTTTTTAATTGAAGTATTACCACCTACACCAGCTAATGTACCATATTGTTGAGACATACGAACCGTAGTTGGTAAATATGAACCATCTACTAATGTTTGTGAATAATTACTTCTACCACCAAATGCTTCTTTCTTTTGGCCTCTTAAAATATCTAAGTTGTTTCTAATATTAAATTGATTTACTTGTGCAGAATATTCTGAAGTAGATTCTTCAAAACAAGTAAATATTTGTTCATTATCTAATTCAATATTAACAATTGGATATCCCAATCGTTTTGCTACCCACGTAGCGGTCTTAGGTGCATCGTTTCTAAATCCACTATCGGAATCATATATACCAAATGGAGTAGATGAACCGGATATAAATGAGCCGGATGTTGAACCCGACCAATAGGTGTTTACAGACATATATAAAAAGTTATAGTTTTACTACTATAAATATGAATTATATAAATAAAAAAAGGGGAAAGTATTTCTACTCTCCCCTTTTCTTTTTATTGTAAGTTTATTACTTATCTAATCTACTCAAAGATTATAAAGTGTTTAAACCATCAACGATAATCTTACCGTAAAATTCTGGTCTTACGATTTTCTTAGCGTATCTAGTCATAACACCTCTTCTTGGAGTGAAGTTAGTTGGGTCATAAACTAATGGAGTCATAATCAATGGTACATAAGGTGCGTAAACTGCTCCAGTCTCGAAGAAGTTAGAACCTTTGAAACCTAATAAGATTACGTTCTCAGTCATATAAGGGTTTTTGTAAACATCATATCTGTTAGAGATAGAACCGATGTTAGTTACACCTGCAGAGAAAGTCAATGCGTCTTTTCCTGGGTTAGCAGAAAATCCGTTCATTGATTCTAAGATAGTAGCTACATTTGGAGAACAAACGATAAAGTTTGCACCACCTCTCATAGTTAATTGATGAATCTTGTTAGAAACTTTTTGTAATTTAATACCTAAAGTTTGGAACCAAGTACTTTTAACATATGCTGATGCTGCTGCTGCAGTTGAATCAACTTGGAATGCACCCGCTGCTGCGTTATAATCATAACCAACTCTAGCTGACCAGTAGTCAGTAGTGAATGCGTTTTGTTGTAACATTTCTAAGATTTCTAAGTCGATTTCTAAAGAGATGTATTCAGATAACATTTGAGTTAACTCAGCTTCAGCGTCTACACTATGGTAAGCGTTTAAATCTTGAGCTAATTCAGGAGTCCAAATTGCTTTTAATTTTCTTGTCTTAGCAACGATAGGCTCAGATTTCAATTCTAATTCGATTTCTGGAATAGCCAAATCAGTACCTCTATCTTCGAAGTCACCACGAGAAATATCATCTGGTTGCTTAGAATAAACTAAAGTTTGAGTAGTTAAAGAAGTTGCAAGTAAAGCTGCTGAAGAAGATACATAGAAAGATGCAGAACCTACTGAATCTAATGTAGTTAATTCAGGGAAATGAGTTACTGATGTAGAACCAGAAACTTTGAATGCTCTTGCTGCGTTGTAATCAGCATTAGAAGGTAAACCTACTTTTACTTTTCTCCATCCGTCTGGAGTTGCTGCGAAAGATGCAGATAATGTTTCATTACCTAAGAAATCAGATGCAGAACCAGAAGTTACAGTCGCAGTAACTGCTGCTGTTACATCGTTGATTGTATATCCGAAACGACCTGCTCCGTAAAGACCACCTTCGGTAGCTTGAGTAGAACCCAATTTGTTACCGGTTGGTGATAAATTATCTTTTCCAAAAGTACCACCATTACCGAACATAGAAGAACCAGAAGCTGGTCTATTTGCATCGTTTTGAGTACCATATTTGAAATCCATATAGAAAATAAGACCTGAAGGTAAGTTCATTGGTTGAACTGAAACGAATTCTTTAGCTGCGATAGAACCGAAGATTCT